CAGCAGCGCCAGCGGCAGCAGGCTGAGCATCAGGGCATGGCTCAGCAGGCCCATCAGGACGCGCTGCAGCAGGTCGGCGCACTCGGCCAGCAGCTGCGCGCTGCGGACCCGCAGTTCGAGGCCAAGTTCAAGGCCATCCAGCCGATGGTTGCGGTGATCCAAGAAACGCTGCCGCCGCAGCAGTGGGCCGCCGCTATCCATAAGGCCTATCAGGCCGCGCCGGCACCGGTGGCTGCAACTGTGCAGCGCCAGCCTGCAGCAGCACCCAACAACCCCGCGCGCGCCACTGGCGTGGATCTGAGCAAGGCCCCGACGAAGGAGACCGCCTTCGACTTCGGTGTTGCCGCTGCCAAGGCTGCAGGCCGCTGATGCGCCGCCATCCCCTCGCGCTCGCCATCTGGCGGGCGCTCAACGACTGGAGCAGGAAATGAGCGAGCAGAAGGCAGTCCGCTGCAGCTTGGGCGTGACGACCGATGAGGTCGAGGCCCAGGTATTCGACATCGAGTACTTCACCGCGCGGGATGGCGTGGCGGGTTCGCATCAAGGGACGGACGTGCAACCGGAGATTGATCCGGACTTCGCACGTTTCACGTTCTGCATCGTCCGCCTGCGCAATGGTTTCATCGTCACCGGGCAGGCTGTGCACCTGCACACCAGCGAGGCTGACGTGGCCCTCGGACGCCACTTCGCACGAGCAGACGCCCTCGCCAAGGTGCGGCAGATTCTCGGGTTCCAGCTGCGTGAAAAGCTCGACAGGGACGAGCGCTGCAAGCCGGGCCTGCCGGCGTTGAGCGAAGCCGATGCGCGCGCGGATGTCGCCGGCACCCCGCGCCCCGACAATCCCGGCCTCAACACGAACGCCGCATAACCCCGTTGACTGGCATACCGGCTGGCGCATATTGCGATCCAGCCGGCCAACGCCGGCATCGCGAGTGACGTAAGCCGGGTTCGCCGCCGGTAGCGCTGAAACGAGAGTCGCGCCCTCGGAACGCGAGAGACCACGCCCGCACGGGCTTCCTCTTTCCCTCCGAGGTGCGATATGCCTTTGACTCCCGCACAGTTGGCCAGCGGCGCCAACTACCAAATGCAGTCCTATGCGACTGATGACCCCATCGACCAGTTCACCAGCGAGCGCCCTACGGCCAAGTGGCTGATCGACAACAAGGTCGATACCGTCTTCGGTAACGGCATCTTCAACGAGAAGGTGCGCTTCACCAACGACAGCAACTACCAGAACTTCTCCGGCGACGACCAGGTGTCTTACAACCGGAAGGACACCGTGCGCCTGGCCCCGTACCAGCACTACGAGGCGCACGACGGCTTCAGCCTCAACGAAACCGAGCCGGCCAACAACGGCATCATCCTGACCGACGACAAGTCGGCGCAGATGACCGACGCCGAGAAGATCCAGATCGTGGACAAGCTGCAGGAAGGCTGGACCACGCTGAAGGATGGCTTCCAGGAGAACTGGGACCGCGAGATCCACTTGGACGGCTCGGCCAACCCCAAGGCGGTGCCGGGCCTGGACGCGCTGGTCAGCACCACCCCGGCAGTGGGCGTTATCGGTGGCCTGGACGCTGCCAACGCACCTTGGTGGCGCAATTGGGCCCTGATGGGCATCAGCACCGCGACTGCCGGCAACCTCGTATCGCAGCTGGAGAAGTTGTGGCGCCAGACCATCACCTACGGAAAGATGGGTGCGCCCAACTACATTCCGGTCGGCTCGGATATGTACGACGCGCTGCTGGCCGATGCGCTGAAAGTAATCGGTCGCCAGATCAACATGGGTGGCACCTCCACCGGTGGCGTCACCGTTGACCCCAGCACCAAGGCGCTGGCCTTCAAGGGCGTGCCGGTGGTGTGGGATCCGACCTTCGACGCGCTGGACGAGGAGCTTGGTGCCATCACCTACCCGTGGAAGAAGCGCGGCTACTTCCTCAACAGCAAGGCCCTGCGCCTGCGTCCGGTGAAGGGCCGCTGGATGATCCGCCGCACCCCGCCGCGCGTGTACGACCGCTACACGTACTACTTCGGCCTGACCGCCGATTACGGCCTGACCTGCCGTAAGCGCAACTCGAACGCGGTTTTCAGCATCGCCTGATCACCCCCAACGTGCCGGCGGGGATGCCTCGCCGGCCAGGAGAAAGAAATGCCGAACACCATCACCGTACAGGGCACGAACATCGTCGCCCTGAATAAGACCCCACTGCTGGGCGGGGAAGGGCGCGAAGGCCTCGCCCACCTGGGCGGCAACGCCTCGGTCACCACCGGCGTGCTGCTGCAGGGCCATCCCGGCCTGGCCAGTGGCGCAACCCCGGCCACCGGTGACGCCGGCTGGGTGACGCTGCTGAGCGCCACCGCCACGCAGGGCCCGGTAGTCGAGATCGCCGACCTGCCGAAGTTCGTCAAGCTGGGCGCGGCTGCAACCGGCCCCATCACCCTGGAGGGCGTGCAGTAATGGCCAAGTCCATCTCCCTGATTTTCGTCACGCTCCTGATCGACCGTGATGCCAGCACCAAGTTGCCGACCACCGTCCCGGAATATGAGCAATCCATCCTCGAAGAGATCTACGGCGAGGAGCTGGTGACCGAGTTGTCGACCGAAGAAGTGCAGGTGGACGACTTCGATGTCGGCATCGCCTTCGCCGGCCTAGTCAAGAAGTACGGCGGCAATGCGGATTCCGACGCGGCGCGCGCCCGCTACTTCAACCGCGAGCGTGACCTGGAGAAGTTCATCGGCAACCGCCAGCCGAAGGCCGGCAAGTCTGCACCGGCGACTGCACCGGCCAAGACTGCGGCCGAGAAGAAGGCCGAGAAGAAGGCTGCCGAGGCTGCGGCCAAGGCCGGCAAGGACGCACCGGTGGCGACCAACTTCACCGAGCTGCTGACCGGTGATGTGGCCTCGATCACCGAGAAGCTGAAGGACCTGACCGATGCGGACTTGGTTGCCATCGAAGCGGCGGAGACCGAAGGGCAGGCCCGCGAAGATCTGCTGGCCGCGATCGATGACGAGAGCGAGTCCCGCAAGCAGTAACCCGACCCGCTGGCGGCGGTGACGGCGGCCGGTCGGGGGTGACTCCGGCCGGCCTTTTTCCTATTTGGAGGTTCGTATGGGTTGGGTTCTTCTTGGTGAGCAGTCCGAGGTTGTGGCAACGCTGCAGGCGTCGGGAAATCCATACAACCCGTCGCATGCCGTCACAACGTACAACGGCAGCCTCTATTTCCCCGACGGCCAGTACGCTCGCATGGAGTCCTGGTCGCTTGATTTCAGTCGTTCGTGCCGGATCGCCATCGGTGTAACGGCAGACGCTGTGCCAGCGCCCGCGGAGACAGTTATTGGAGGGGGATTCTCGGCCGGCGAGATTGATCTCCCGTACTCGGATTCTGCTGGCGAGGTGGTCATTGAGAACACGTTGGGCGAGCCGCGTGATTCGGTTGTCGAGGTATCCAGCCTGACCTACGAGCCTGCGTTCGCCTACGGCGGGTCGGGTCAGCTGCCGCCAAACTACAACTGCTGGGTCTACGTCTGGCAGGACGGCGGTCCGTCCTCGCAGTACAACTGTGCTTGCGACGACGGCCAGCCGACGGTCACGCTGCAGCAGATGCGCAACCGTCTCGCGCGCCGGCTCGGGTTCTCGGTACAGGTCAGCATGGGGGTGCTGCCGCCGGGCATGCCGGAGCTGCTGGACGATTTCATCCGCAGCACGCATGAGCTGATGTACCAGCGCTACTCGGTGATGCGCCTGCGCCGCATGTTCACATGGGACATGGTGGCCGGGCAGCGGTTCTACGATATCGACGGCAACCGGGATGACTGCCCGCGCATCCTGAACCCGGACAAGCTCGAATGGGTCGGGATCTCGCAAGGGGATTCGAGCTGGCGTCCGCTGGTCTGTGGCATCAACCCGGTCCTGTATGGCTCGGCCGCTACGGGCATTCCCTCGCACTACGAGATCCGGCAGTGCATCGAGGTGTGGCCGGCGCCCACGGACGACGCCTGGCAGCTGCGCATCAAGGGGGATTTCGGCCCGACCACGCTGGAGGCAGATGACGACGTGCTCACGGTCGACCCCGAAGCCGTGTTCCTGCAGGCGCTGGCCAACGCCAAGGCGCATTACGGCCAAGCCGATGCTACCAACTACGCCAGCCAGGCCACCGCTTACGTGCGAAGCCGTGTTGCCGGCTCGCACCAGACGCGCCGGTACATCCCCGGAAGCTGCGTGCAGCCGCCGGCCGTGCGTCCGCTGCTGAAGGAGGATTGAGCATGCGAACCCAGGCACTCACTGCAGTAAAGGCGGGCATCACCCGTTTGCGGGACAAGGGCGGCGCATCGGCGGACTCGGTCTACGACCTGCTCAATGGCTACGTGACGGCGGCACGCACTATTGCATGCAGGCCTGGGACACGGATCGATGTCGAGCTGCCACCTGGCACGAAGGGTTTGGTGTGGTTCCACAACGTGTGGGTGGCTTTTTCCCACAACGTGACGCCTTCGAGCGACCCCGGAGTGGAGATTGAGGTCATCCGGCATCCGACCGCGCCGCTGACGCCGTTGAAGGAGATCCATTTCGCGCTGCCGTTCCTTGGCTATCTCTACGTAGTGGCCGAGTTCGAAGATGGTGAGGTGAGGCACTACTGGCTGGAGAAGGGGGAGCCCTGGGTAGCGGGTCGAATCTATCTGCCGGGCACGCTGGTTCGACCCACAACTGATAACGGCCTGGTGTATCGCGTGGAGTCCGACCGTGCCGGCTATGCACCGTGGGCGCCGAACGTGGCCCGCGAGGTGGGCGATATCGTGGTGCCGACTTCGGACAACGGCTATCGGTACGTGGTCAGCGATGTTGTCGGCAGCAGCCCGCGTTCGGGGACCACTGAGCCGGTGTGGCCAACGAATCCAGGTGAGACGGTGATCGAGGATGTCAGCGGCCGGAATCAGTATGCGGTTGGCGGGGACGATGCCCTCACACCTCCCGCAGTGCCGCCCTCGGTCTCGGATCGGTATGGCAGCGGCAGCAAGAACACCAGTAGCACGGAGGCACAGTAATGGCATATCCCACTTGGCAGCCCGGGACGCTCTACCAGCCTGGCGACATTGTTGTTCCGATCACAATGCCTGCGCCGACGTCGGCGGTGGTGGTCAATGGCGAGTTCACCGATGGCGCCAACGGCTGGGACTTCTCGGGCGGCGCCTTCTACTCGGGGCACGTATCGAAGGGCGGCTGGCGCACGTGTGTGGAGCTGCCGGGCAATGTGGCCGAGGGCCTTGCCCTCAACGATACGCAGCTGGTTGTGCCTGTCGGCAAGAAGATCACCGCCGCATGCCTGATCGAACAGGGGGCGTCGATTGCTGGCGCAACGCGAGGCTGGGTTGAGGTTCACTGGTTCGGCGCGGGCGATACGCTGCTTCGCGTGGACAAGGGCAACCCGGTCGATGATGGCAGCGGGGGAGCAGTGCACCGGTCCACCTGCGTTTCCACTGCACCGGCAGGAGCCAGCTACTGCAGAACGGGCATCGCGCTGTGGTCGGTGGCGGACCACAACCATTCCATCTGGGGTGGCAATCTGTGGGTGGAGGGTGCGTTCTCCGGACTGCCTGCGGATCTGGCGTACAAGGCGGTCCAGGCTGAGTCGGGATTCTCGGACTCGAACGAGCCGGCGTGGCCGCCGCTCCTTGGTCAGACCGTGGTCGACAACGAGGTCACCTGGGAGGCAATCTCCGCCACCCGCGTCGAATGGAAGGCCGAGCCGCTGTATGTTGCCGGCGACATAGAGCCGGAGTGGGTGGAGGACATCGGCGGACTGGTAAAGGACGGCACCGCCACCTTGCGAACGATCTCCAGACGCGTGGAGGATCCCAAGTGCCCGAACACCAAGATCGTGGCCATCGTCGCATCAAAGGTGTTCTGCGCCGACGACGACATCGTTAGCTACAGCGCCACGGTGAACCCGCTGGATTGGAGCACGACCGACGATGCCGGTTACCTGCCGACCGGCCTCCAGAACTACGGATCAAACCCGGTTGCGGCCATGGGCCTGTACCGCGGCAACCTGATCCCGTTCAACGCGGAGGCGTTTCAGCTCTGGCAGGTCGATGAAGACCCGGCCAGCATGGCGCTGCTGGATGCCTTGCCGATGGGCAGCACCCAGCACCACGCGATGGCCGCTGTGTCGAATGACCTGTTCTTCCTGGCCTCCCAGGGCGTGCGCACTGTCGGCATCGCCGCCAGCAGCACCAACTTCCAGGCCGGGGACGTGGGCATGCCCATCGATCCGCTGGTGCAGGCAGCCATGTTGGGGGCCATTCCCCCGCTGGGCCTCTACTTCCCGGCGGCGGGTCAGTATTGGCTGATGTTCCCCCAGCATGAGCCCGACCGCACCGAGGTCTTTGTCTACACGATGACCCGCATCGGCCAGGTCGGGGCATGGTCCCGCTACGTCTTCCCATTTGCTGTTGAGGATTGGGCTATCGCCGGGGACGCCCTCTACCTGCGATCAGGAGACCTCGTTCATCGGGTTGACGATTCCGTGCTCGGCGATGAGATCCTCGCGGACATGGGTGGCGAGTTGCCGGTGCGTGACGTGCTGCCGTTCCCGGGCCTGATCCGTTGGCCTTGGCTGGATTTCGGGCAGCCTGGGGTGACGAAGCTGCTATACGGCTTCGATATCGTCGGTACCGGCGCGGTGTCGGTGTCCTTCGGCATCGACCAGACCAATGGCGGCCTGTTCACCCCCGGGTTCGTGGTGCCGGCGGACACGGTGCCCGGCATGGTCATCCCGATGCCACTGGCAGCACCATCGCTGGCCGTCGAGCTGCGCTATGACGGCTCCGAGCGATGGCAGTGGAACGCAATCCAGCTATACCTGCAGGACAGTCGGCCGATGGCCTGATTCCCCGTTGAACCGAAAGCGGGCTGGCCGAGCATATCGGCATGACAACAGCCCGCCTTCCCTCGAATGTGATCCCCTGCAGGCCCCAGCACCTGATGTACCTGGTGCAGCGCATGCGCGAGGACGAGCGCGCGCAGTTCATTGCGCTCAGCGGGCTCGAGGCGTTCGACGAAGACGCCGCGGTGCGCTGGTTTATCGATGCCGCCAACCAAAGCGGGCGCTATGCGGTGACCGTCCTCAATGACGACAACACCCCGGCGGCTGCCGGTGGCTTCCAGCCCGCCGGCGCGGGCATCTACCAGGCATGGATGGTGGGCACGGCTGAGGGCTGGGCCGGGCAGTGGCGCTCCTTGACCAAGGCCACGCGCTGGCTGATCGACCGCATCTTCGAAGCGGGCACCCACCGGGTACAGACGTCCGCCATCACCAGCCGGGAGCTGGCAATCGAATGGTTCGAGCGGTCGCTGGGGTTTCAGCCCGAGGGTGTGTGGCGCCATTACGGCATCAGGGGCGAGGACGTCGCCTTTTTTTCTCGACTGCGAGGTGAGTGATGGGCGGCGGCGGCTCCAGTAAAGCGACGAACAAGGCGAACCAGGCCGAAGGCCTGCGGCAGTCCAACATCAACCGCTCGGTGCAGCAGATCAACCAGATCTACAGCAGCCCGCAGCGCGAGGCCGACATCAACGACTTCCTCGGCGCGAGCCGCAGCTTCTACCGGCAGAACCTGGACCGGCAGAAGGCGACGGCAGACCGCAGCCTGAAGTTCGCCATGGCGCGCAATGGCCTGTCCGGTGGCTCGGCGGCAGTTGATGCCAATCGCCAGCTGGGCGAGGACTTCCAGCGCGGGGTGCTGTCTGCTGACCGACTTGCCCAAGGAGCAGCAAACGATCTGCGCAGCGCTGACGAGCAAAGCCGGATGAATCTGATCAGCTTGGCGCAGTCTGGCGCGGACACCACCACCGGCGGGGCGCGTGCTGCGGAGAGCTTGCGCGCCAACCTTGCCGGAGCCAATGCGAGCCTGACTTCGGACGCCTTGGGCGATGTGTTCGGCGGCCTGTCGAAGATCTACGAGACCAGCAGGAACAATGCGGCCGAGCGGCGAGGCAATCGCGATATCTACAACTTGCTCTACACGGCCGGGTTCGGCCAGGGAGGTCGGTAATGGGCGCTGAGGCAATTTGGATCCCGTTGGCGATGTCTGCGCTGGGCGCCGGCATCAACTACACCGAGCAGCGGAAGGTCGCAAAACGTCAGGACAACATTCTGGCCGGGCAGATTCAGCAGAATTCTGCTCGCCAAGCCGAGGCCGACCGCGCGGTGTCCGACACGTTGCGCAACGCAGCCGCCTCCACCAGTGAAGACAGCAGGGGTAGCGCGGCCGCGCAGTACTTGGACCAGGTCCGTGCGGCACAGGCTGGCGCCACGCGTGGCCTGGGGCAGGTGGGTGCAGTCAGCGGCGCCTATCAGCAGGCGGCAAACGATGCAGCCCTTGGCGTTGGCGACTACGCCGCGAAGACTGCCAATCTGATGGCTCGCATTGATGCACCGGCGCAGCAGCGGCAGCAGGAGGCGCAATCCAGTGACCGCCTGCGGAGCGAGCTGGGGCTGATCGGGCGCAAGGCGGCAGGTGACGACTACCTGGCCCAACTGCGCCTGCGCAACGTTCGTGCCAATCCGTGGGCGGGTGTGGCTGCCCAGCTGATGGGCGGCGCGGCGCAGGGTATGGTGGGGCGTACAGCTGGCACTGGGGGCATGTCTGGCGCAGCTGCCGGCAGCACGCAGAACTTCGGCAACAACGCGGGCAGTTGGTTCAGTGATCCGTCCTTGTGGAGGAGCGCGTAATGGCTGGCTGGGATGAACTCGGGCGTGTGCTCGGCGGTGGCTTGAATACTGAGGCTGCATATCAACGCGGGCAGACCAGGGCGGCGCAGCTGGAGGGTTTGATTGCCCAGGCTCGAATCAAGAAATCCGAAGCCGATGCGCGGGCGAACCTGCCGGGGGCTTTGACCAAGCTGGATGCACCTGCCGACCTGGCCACCCTGTTTGCCGCCGGCATTGATCCTCGCCAGTTGTCTGGCTACACCGGCGACGTTCAGGAGCAGGGGTTCCGCGGTGATGCCGCGTCCCGCGCCTTAGCTGGCGATTGGGGTGGTGCCAACGCGGCGCTGATGGGCATTGCGAATGGGCCGCAGCAGCTGGCCAAGATTGAGGGCCAGAACCTGCTGGGCAATGTGTTCCTGGAAGGTGGCGGCGGCATCAGCACCACGGAGCAGGGCAGGGCGGATATTCGCCAGAGCGATGCATCGGCAGCCGCGTCCCACGCCAGCGCCGCCAGCAGCTATGCCACTGCCAACGCTACGCGCGAACGCTTGAACTTGGCGAAAGAGCAGTTTGCGCTGGAGCGTGCCGGCCGCTGGAATCCTAGCGGGAAGCCGGCAACGGGCGCGGTCGGCGCCGGTACAGCTGCAGGCGGCGGCATGAACGGCCGGCAGATCGCAGGCACCTCCATCCAGCGAGAGATGGTCCTCAATCAGGTGGCGGCCCAAACTGGAACGGCGCGATCCGAGGTGAACCGCCTGCTCGCAGAGGGCGACCCGGAGCGCGGCTTGACCGGACCGCAGGCTGTTGCCGACCTGATGCGGAGGAAGGGGGAGCGCTTTTTCCAGGGCAGGATTCTGGGCAACATTCCGCTTCTGTCCGAATGGGCAAATCAGGACTCGTCGCCTTACAGCGAGGGTGCGGCGCGTGGCCAGGCGATGATCAACGACCCAACCGGTCCCATCACCAATTCGGACGTGGAGGGCGCGCGCGTAACGGTGCCCAATTTCCGGCAGCCGATCGGCGTGCAGTCCAATTTGGTTGAATCGTTGTTGCGGTCTTCGATGCCCGCCGCCGGCGATGTGTTCTCTGGCGCAACTCCACCTCCCGGTGGAGCCCCGGCACCAGCTCCCGGCACACGTCGCCGGTACAACCCGGCTACCGGGAGGATCGAGTAATGCCGATCGAGATTGAGCTGCCCGACGGCAGCATCTCTGAGTTCCCGGACGGCATGCCCGATGATGAGATCGAGGCTGTCATCCAGAAGCAGTTTCCGGCGCCGGCTGCGGCGCCAGTCGATTACATGGCTCAGGGCGCTCGCGAGGCATACGACAACGCCGCGTGGTACCAGAAGCCGTTCATTGCCGCTGGCGCGGAGATGACGAGGCTGGGCCGCGGCATCGGGCAGTTACTTGCGCCGGACGACTCGGAATGGGGACGCAGCCTTCAGGCAAGTGTCGACGCCGATGCGCCCTTCCAGGATGGAATCCACGGGGTCTCTGGGTTCATTGGTCGCGTCCTGCCATATCTGGCGACTCTTCCGCTTGGCGGTCCTGAAGCGGCTGCGCTCGGGCGACTTGGCCAGGCCGGCACGATGGCCAGAACTGCAGTCCAGGCCGGGACCGCAGCGGCAGAAGGTGCGGCATATGGCGCACTGGGCGATGTGCGCACTGGACAAAGCAGGCTGGACAACGCTCTCTACGGTGCAGCGGGCGGGGCCGCTGGTCGCGGGCTGGTGGGCGGAGTTCGCGGCGCCCTGGGCACGCTGGCGCGTGAGCCGGTGGACAGGGTGATGCGAGCTGATCTGGAAACGGCGCTTCGTGAGGGTATCCCTCTACATTTGAGCCAGGTTTCCGATTCCATGCCAGCCAGATTCGGGGCAAGCATGGCGAAATTCTTGCCCTTCAGTGGGGCGAGTGGCGCTGCCAGAAACCAACAGAACGCTTGGAATCAGGCGCTCACTCGATATGCGGGCAGGGAGTCCGACCGCCTTGATGATGCCTGGCTTGGCGATCAGCGCCAGCACTTCAATTCGGCCTACGATGCCCTCTGGGGCAGGAATGACGTGACGATTTCGCCTTCACGCCTGACCGAAATGGCAAACGTAGTCAATGACGCCCCTAACAACCTGATGGCTGAGAACGCGACCTTGGTTGGAAGGCAGTTGGATCGCGTAATGGAGGAAATTTCATCCGCCGGAGGAACGGGGACCATTCCTGGGCGTGCATACCAGGATCTTCGAGCAGCACTTGCAGGGGTGGAGCCTGGGACCACGGTGGGCAATCAGGTGAGCCGCATTCGGCACGCCCTCGAGGGAGCAGCGGACGATTCCCTTTCCGGCGCCGACTCTGCGGTTCTTGCCGATACCAACCGGCAGTACAACAACTTCAAGACACTGGAAAAGCTTCTGGCCCGTGCCCCTGGCGCGTCGGCCGACATTTCGCCTGCTCAGCTCTGGGGAGCGGTGAATCAGCGCGGACCGCGCGCTACGCAGGAATTCCGGGATTTGGCCCGCGTGGGGCAAAACCTCTTGAAGGATCCGATTCCACAGAATGGATTGCTGGGGGGGACGTTGGCAGGCGTGTTCTCAGGAGGCATGGCCGGCATGAGCGGCGGGCTGGGTCCGGCAGCTGCGGCTCTGGCGGCTGGGCCCATTGTGGGCAGGGCGCTGAATTCCGCCACTCTGGGCAACGCCTTGGCGCAGCGGCAGCTGGCCCCAAGCCTGCTGGCGGACATTCTGGCAGCTGGCGGCATTCCGGGGGCAGTCCGCACCGGCGCCGGCCGAGCCGGGCAGGGAGTCTTGATGGTTTCCGGAGCGAACGAAGCCGTCGATCCACTGCCGATCAGCATTGCAGGTGGGCGGGTCGGGCCGGTGGCCACCCAGGAAGAGCTGGAATTGCTGAGAGCTCAAATGCGGCAGCGAGCTGCAGATGCTGGCTACTAGCGGATGATCCGCTTGTTGAGCTTGTCCTCCGCCTCTAGGCCGATTCGGTCATAGGGGCGGGCTTTGTCCCATTGGGTGGCGTAGAGCCGCTTGGAGAGGACGCGGACATAACGCGCAGGCAGGCGCCTGATGATCCAGGCGCCTAAGCGGTGCACGGCATTGACGTAGAGGATGCCGACGGCCGGGATGACGAATAGGGCAATGATGATTTGCAGGAAGACTTCCATGTCCAGTCTCAGTCGGAAGAAAGGATCTTTGCCTTCTCGGCCTCAAACTCAGCAGGCGTTATCGTACCTGAGTCGAGAAGAGCCTTAATCTTTTCGAGTTGGCCGTACCTGTCCGGAGCGGGAGTGCGTGGAAGCAGAGGCGCGGCCCGCATGACGACAGGAGGCAACTTTGCATTTACGTCCTCATCGAAGTAGCTGAGCATTTGGTTGGCGAATGCCAGTGACGCCTTGTGCCCCGACGATGCTCGGCGATCCTCATAAACGGCTGAATAGAACTCGGATCTTTCCGACTGGCACTCGCCTTGCGCGCCGCGGATGGCTTGGTAGGCGTCAACGCCGGTACGCGCAAGTTCCACGGATCGATCCTCAAGGCACCGGGCGTAGTCTCTTGATGCTTGGGATCCGGTTTTGGTCGTCTCAACCAGATCAGCCGCCTGTTCGACACGGGGCCCTGCTAAAGATGCGCCGAAATCCGCCCATTTGGACGACTGAGCAAATACGGGGTTGGCTGCGCATGCCAGCGCCAACCCCCCGATCAGTACAGCCAGAACGCCCCTGTCCTTTCTCACGTCAAAGCCCTGCTATCCGTACCGTTGGGCGGAGGATAACAGGGCTTCGGAGAAGGTGCCTGTGGATGGGGCAGCTTCTACACCTTCGACAGAATGCTAAGGGGGAGGGCCTTCAGTAGCTCCACCAGGGCAGTGCGCGAAGTCTTGGATACGAGCATCGTCACGACGCAGACGCCCAGCCAGACCCCAGCTGCAGCAAGCGCGTAGCTCCCGAGCGTCGTCGACACGAACACTGAATTCATTTATCCCCCAATTGGATCTGATCCAGCCAGCACCCCTTTGGCCGGATCGTAGCACCGGATGGGGCGGGGCGCTTGGGGTGGGGCTATGTGAAGAGGTTCGCTGAAACCGGCCGGCATTCGGAAACCGTTGGCCACCAAGAGCTGGCGGAAAGTCAACAGAAAAGCGAGGGTTTTTTGTTTGACATCACAAAAAACGCCAATAACCTATACGAGGATCGCTTGCATCAATTGGGAGCGATTCAGGGGTTAGCCCCAAAGAGAAGCCCCACCTAGCGCCAACTAGATGGGGCGGATGTTTTCCCATTTTGTACCGCAAGTACCGCGTCGAACCTGGTTCGTACGCCGCCCGGAATTTCCCCCTCCGGACGGCCGCCAGTCTAAGGATTTGAGACAAAAAGTGTCAAATCCAGGCGATTCAGCCAGGCCCGATGCCCTTCAAATCAATGAGGTGTCGAGCAATGCCAAACTGTAAGAAGAATTGCTGTGCTGTTACATGGAGCCCTTTTGCGGCACTGGAGGGTCTGTGAGCCAGATCATCCAACTGGGATTTCAGGGTCGCGAAGTCGAGTTCACTAGCGAGGGGTGGTTTTCTGCCACCACTGCGGCCGCTGGCTTCGGGAAGAGCCCTAGCGAGTGGCTTCGTCTGCCTGAAACCGCCAGGTACATCGAGGGGCTGGAGCGTAAATACGGGAAAATCCCGTATTTGAAAACCTCGCGCGGGCGCGGTGGCGGCACTTGGCTCCATCCTAAGCTGGCGGTGCGGTTCGCTAGGTGGCTGGACGTGGATTTCGAGATCTGGTGTGACGAGCAGATCGATAGCATAGTGCGAGGAGCTAGCGCGAAGGCGGCTGCGCGGAGTGCAGCGGCCAGCAGCAACAAGGTCATGCGCAGAATGCTTGAAGCGGCGCGCGCGGCTGAGGGGAAGGAAACGAAGCCGCACCACTACATCAACGAGTGCAGACTTGTGAACTGGTCAGTGGGGGCGGGCTTCGAAGCCCTCAATCGAGACCAGATGACGCCGGAGCAGCTGGACGCGCTTTCGAATGCTGAGATCCAGAATGCTGTGATGATCGGGTCGCGTCTTCCCTATGGCGAGCGAAAGGGTCTTCTGGAGCAGCAGCGCATAGCTGTTACTCCTTCCCATCCATTGCCGCGCAAGTTGCCTAAACGGAGGGCTCCAAAGGCCGCGTAATAGAAGACCCCGCTTCGGCGGGGTTTTTCTTTGCCCGTTGAACCCCCTCCGCGCCAGCTCAGCATGTCCCCAATCCAACAGGGGCATGCAGACAGATGGCCGAGATTTCAGAGACCCAAGCAGGTGGGCGCAACGTCCGGGCATTTTTGGACCTGATCGCCTGGGCTGAGGGCACCGATAACGGGCGGCAGCCCACGCGGGACCGCGGCTATGACGTGATCGTCGGTGGCCAGCTGTTCCGGAGCTACGCCGATCACCCTCGCGTGCTGGTGGACCTGCCCAAACTTGGCATCCAGTCCACTGCCGCCGGCCGCTACCAGCTGCTGCGTCGGTACTACGACGCGTACCGCAAGACGCTCAACCTTCGCGACTTCTCGCCGCTGAGCCAAGACCTGATCGCGCTCCAGCAGATCCGCGAGCGCGGGGCATTGCGGTTGATCCAAGCTGGCAAGATCGCCGAGGCCATCGCCAAGGTGCGGAACATCTGGGCGAGCCTGCCGGGCGCCGGGTATGGCCAGCATGAGCAGAAGCTGGACCGGTTGCTGGAGGTCTACCAGCAGGCCGGCGGGGAGATGGCCTGATGATGGATTCCGATCCGAGTGCCACTGCCCCGTGGTGGGCTGCCGGCGGCGCGTTTGCGCTGTGGGCGGTCCGCGAAGTTTGGGGCGTCATCAACAGCCGGAAGAAGGACCGAACGGAGACCGACGCCAACGTCGCGCTGGTGGGCGGCCTGACCGAGCGCATCGAGCGGCTTGAGCAGTCGCAGGCGCGCGTCACCGCTCAGCTGGATGAAGAAATCAAGCTGCGTCAGGCGGCACAGGAAGAGGCGCACCGGCTGCGGCTGCGGGTGCTGACGCTGGAGAGCGCCATGCGCTCGGTCGGCGCGGTGATTCCCTTGGAGCCAGCACCATGATCAACCTCGATCCCCTGCGGCCGTACGCCGACCTGATCCGCTGGGTGTTGATCGCCCTGCTGGCCATCCTGTTGGTGGCGATGGGCTACCGTTGGGGCGCTGGTCACTGGAAGGGCGAGTACACGGCTGAGGTTGCTGCGCGGGCAGCTGACAACGCCGCCCATGCCGCGACCCTGCATCGCCTGGCCGATGCCAGCGCAGCCGCGGCAGCCAAAGCGAAGGCAGCATCCGATGCCCTGGCCGCAAGCCGCGCTGAATCCGATTCCAAATACCAAAAGGCCCTCGACGATGCGAAACGCGCCGAACGTGATCTTGCTGCTGCTTTGCGCCGCGGCGATGTGCAGCTGCAGCCGAAGTGGTCCTGTCCTGCGGCCGGATCCGGCGCCGGTGGTTCTGCCGCCGATGCCGGCCAAGCCAGTGCCGCAGGGCGCTTCAACAGCGCGGCAAGAATTGTTGCTGCAGCCGACGCAGACGCAGCGCTGATTACCTGGCTGTGGGATAGCTGGAAGGCAGACCGAGACGCGGTGATTGCCGCAGGTTGCGCCGTTGAGGCTGCGCGCTGATGGCCGCTCGCAAGATCAAACTGAAGGACCAACTCGGGCGCGTTGTCCGCGTTCCGACCGCGACGGCCACGCCAGCACCGACGACCCCGCCGGTTACTCAGCCAGAGCCCGCTCGGCCTGCAGCAACCGTCTGGAAGCTGATCCGCGAGATCCCAGCGAACATCCAGAAGCTAGCCAAGCTGCTGGCCACCGGCTTCACCACGCGCGGCCCGGACGGCGAATGGTTCCAGCGGCAGATAGAAGCGGGCGAGGGCATCGATGTTGCTGACGGCGATGGCGTCGCTGGAAACCCGAGCATTGGCTTGGCCGAGCTGCCCGACGCCGGCGGCGGCACGTTGCAGAAGACCCTGCGCGACGACTACGGGCGCGTGGCAGGCACTAGTGTGGCGACCACGTCGGATCTTGCCGAGGGCGACAACCTCTATTTCACGGATGCGCGTGCCGATGCGCGGGCATCTGCCGCTGTCTCTGCTCACGTCGCTGCACCCAATCCACACCCGCAGTACCAGCCTGCTCTCCCGTCCGGCACCACAGGGCAGTTTCTGCGTGGTGATGGCGCGTGGTCGAACCAGTTGCTGGGTCCGGTAGTGATCGGCGAAGTATCCTGGGGCCTCGGATTCACCGCGTCTCTGTTGCAT